TGGTCGTTCGACCCGTTGGTATGGTATGCGCTATGGGCCGGGTTTGCAGCTGCAGGGGCCGGGACGGCGGTGCACGCGCGCAAGCTGGCGGCGGGGTAGGTCTGTGGAGTTTGCGGAGTTGGTCCGCAATCCGTCGCTGTGGTCTCTGGTGGCGTTGTTCCTGTACGTGCTGTACCAGGAGCGGGATCGTATCCTGGCTATTTTTCTGCGCCGGGCGCAGGTGTCGACGCAGCGGGATGAGGCGGATCTGGAGTTCGACCAGGAGGCGCGGAGGAAGGTCCTGAAGAATGGGGAGTATAGCCATGAGTTGATGCGGTTTTTTCTGCAAGTTTGGGAGACGGAGCGGATCGAGCGCCGCGCGGTGAATTCGCTGGTGCTGGAGCAGGCGGGGACGGCGCGCCACCGGGCCGATGAGGCGGTGGATGTGATGCGCGATTTCGCGGATATTGCGCGGCGGATGGTGGACCGGCAGGATGCGCGGGATGAGGAGTTGATCAAGCTGGTTCGCGAGCAATACGTGGCGATCAAGTCGGTGGAGATTGCGTTGCGGCAGGTCGCGGCGCTGGCCGGGCGAAATGACGGGGAGGAGGCTCATGGAGGAAAGCAGTAAGGTTGAGGGCAAGGGGCAGTCTGCGGGGCTGCGGTTCATGGGTCGGATCCGGGACCGGTTGGAAAGGGAGGCATCGCTGCTGATGGTAGAATCCGCTCGGCTGGAGCGGGGCGCGGAGCAGATGAAAACTCTGTCCGAGCAGTTGGCGAGCCGTGCGTCGAGGATCAAGGACTTGGCAAACAGGCTGGGGGACACGGCGACGATGGCTAAAAGCATGAAGTTTGTGATGGGGGGGGATGAGGACGACGGGGATGGTGGGGATGGCGGGTAAGGAGTCTCGCCGTTGCACGGCTCGCCGGAAGGATGGGGAGCCGTGCCGGGCGTGGGCGGTGCGGGGGAGCGATCCGCCGCGCTGTGGGGCGCATGGCGGCGGCGCTGCGTCGGCGGGCGCGCCGGCCGGCAACCAAAATGCGCGGAAGCACGGTGCCTACGGCGACGCGGGGGATCTGCCTGCGGATCTCGATGCGCGCATCCGGGATCTGGATCGGCGTGTGGAGGAGTTGTCGGCGTACATTGACGGGCGGGAGGATTTGGTGTCGGAGGAGTATATCCGGTTGCTGAATCTTTTCGGGCTGCTGACCAGCCGGCTGGGGCGGTTGATGCGCGATCGGGTGCAGCTCGGCGGCGGTGAGGGGGGGCTGGGGGAGGCGATCGAGGACGCGCTGGTGGTGGCCAGCGAGGTCCTGGGCGTGGATCTGACAGGAAAAAAAAGTCCTTTGACAACCGAGACCGAGGGGGGTTAGGGAGACTGGCCCAGGCCGCCGGGCCCCGTGTGCGGGCGATGGCGGCCAGCCTGGCGGATCTGGAGGTTTTTTCGCGGGTGGTGGTCGGGCTGCCGCTGCGGCGGTATCAGCTGGAGCCGGCGCGGGCTATCCTGGAGAGCGTGCTGCATGGTTTGGGTGAGACGTTTGTGGTGATGATGAGCCGCCAGGCGGGGAAGAACGAGTTGGCGGCGCAGCTGGAGGCGTATCTGTTGAGCCTGTATCAGCGGCGCGGCGGGCAGGTGGTAAAGGCCTCGCCCACCTTTAAGCCGCAGACGATCAACTCGATTTTGCGCTTGACTGACCGGTTGGACAGCCGGTGGTTGCGCGGCCGGTGGCGGCGGAGAGAAGGGTACATTGTGGAGTTGGGCCGGGCGCGGGTGCTGTTTTTCAGCGCCGAGCCGTCGGCCAAGGTCGTGGGAGCGACGGCGGATCTCTTGTTGGAGGCGGATGAGGCGCAGGATATTGTGTTGGGGAAGTGGCGGAAGGATTTCGAGCCGATGGGGGCGGCCGGCAATGTGACCACGATCATGTGGGGGACGGCCTGGACGAGGAATACGCTGCTGGCGAGGACGGCGCGGTATTTGAGGCAGCGGGAGGCGGAGGATGGCCGGCGGCGGGTGTTCACCTATGACGCGAGTGAGGTGGGGAAGGAGGTGCCGGCGTACGCGCTGTATGTGGCGGATAAGGTGGCGCGGTTGGGGCGTAATCATCCGCTCATAAAATCACAATACTTTTTGGAAGAGGTGGACGCGGAGGGGAAGCTTTTCGGCGAGCTGCGGCGGGCGCTGATGCGGGGCGACCACGAGCGTCGGCATGAGCCGGTGGCGGGCCGGCGGTATGCGCTCTTGATCGACGTCGCCGGGGAGGATGAGACGCCGGGTGATGCGCTGGAGCGGATGCTGCTGGAGAATCCAAAGCGGGATGCAACGGCGCTGACGGTGGTGGAGGTGGACGTGGCGTATGGCCGGTTGCCGGTTTATAGAATCGTCGACCGGCGGCTGTGGCTGGGGGCAAAGCATACGGGGCTATACGGGCAGATTTTGGCGCTGGTGCAGCATTGGGGGGCGGTATGGGTGGTTGTCGATGCGACTGGCGTGGGTGCGGGGTTGTCCTCGTTCTTGGCCCAGGCGTTGGGGGAGAAGGTTATTTCGGTGGTTTTTTCCCCCAAGGTCAAGAGCGATTTGGCCTGGGATTTCCTAGCCATTGTGGAGACGGGGCGTTATCGGGACTATGTCGACGATGGGGCGCCGGAGACGCGGCAGTTTTGGCATGAGATCGAGGCTTGCGAGTACGAGGTGGGGGATGGGCCAGGCAAGCGAATGAAGTGGGGGGTGTGGGAGGCGGTGGCGTACGACGGCATGATCGCATATGGTCACGATGATCTGCTGGTGGGGGCGGCCTTGACGGCGGTTTTGGACCGTCAGCCCTGGCCCGGGACGGGGCCGAGCGGGGTCGTGTCGTTGGGAGATGTGCTGGAGGAGATCGACGATGGAGAGTGGTGACCAGGTCAAGGAGGGGTCAATGGAGAAGCAGGTGTTCGGCGAGCCTGTCTGGGCGATCGTGGAGCTGATGGGGCGTCACGTGGTTGCCGGGGAGGTGTCGGAGGTGACGGTGGGAGGAGCAGCGATGCTGCGGGTGGACGTGCCGGCGGTGGAAGGAGAGGCGGTTGCGTGCACTAAATTTTTTGGAGGGAGTGCGGTGTATGCGATCACGCCGGTGGGGGAAGCCGAGGCACGGGAGGCTATCCGGCGGTTGAAGGTACGGCCGGTGCATATTTGGGTGGTGCCGGATCGGCCAGCGTTGCCTCCTTCGGTTTCTGATTCTGAAGTTCTGGGAGGGGAGGGTTTTTAGTGGTTGTTGCCTTCTCTAATTTCTTTATCTTATCTTATCTAACTACCTGTGCCCTGGCACAAGGATCTTGTGCCAGGGCACATACCCCTTGTGCTAGGGCACAAGGATACCTTGAGGGGGTATGGGAGGTTTGATGCCGGGCTTTGGGGAGCGGTTGGCGAGATTTTTCTTTGGGAGCGTGATCGACCGGGCGGTGGCGAGGGAGGTCAACGCGGCGGTGAGTGTGCGTGTCGACGATTCTGCTGGGTGGGAGGAATACGGCCGGCTCGGGCCGGCGGACCGGCCGTGGGGCGACCGGCTGCAGGACCTGGGTGACGCGCTGGAGGCCTGGCGGAAGAATTTTCTTATTCGCCGGCTGGTCAACTTGACCAGGTCGTACGTCGTCGGGGGTGGGGTGGTGGTGAGTTCGGGCCATCGGGATGTGGAGCGGTTTGTCCGGGCTTTTTGGGATCATCCAAAAAATCGGATGGACCGGCGGTTGGGTCCGATGTGCGACGAACTGACCCGGTCGGGGGAGTTATTTTCTGTTCTCTTTACGAATCGGGTGGATGGGATGAGTTACGTGCGGTTGGTGCCGGCCTCGAGCATTGCGGAGATTGAGACGGAGGAGGACGATTACGAGGTGGAGCTGCGGTACGGGGAGCGGCGCGGGGTGGAGCCTCGCTGGTGGCTCTCGCCGGCGCACCCGGAGGCGGGCCTGGCCGGCGACGGTGGGAAGTTGCAGCCGGTGATGCTGCATTTTGCGGTTAACCAGGTAGTGGGGGCGGTGAGAGGTGAGGGCGACCTGGGCCCTGTGCTGCCGTGGGCAAAGCGTTACAGCGAGTGGCTCAAGGATCGGGTTCGTTTGAATAGGCAACGTACGCGGCAGGGGCTGTTGGACGTGGAGATCGCGGACGATAGCATGGTGGAGGCGAAGCGGCGGCAGTTGGCCACCTCGAATCCGGTGGCACACGGGATCTATGTCCATGGCCCAGGCGAGAAAGTCACAATGCACGAGCTGAGTATTCGGGCGGGGGATGTCACGCAGGATGGGAAGCTGCTCCGCCTGGCGGCGGCGACGGGGGCCAATGTGGCGCTGCATTTTCTCGGTGAGGGGGAGAGCGTCAACTATGCGACGGCGAAGGAGATGGGGGAGCCGACGACGCTTTTTTACGCGGAACGGCAGCGGGATCTGTGTGGTTTCCTCGTCGATCTGGTGAGTCAGGCGTATCGCCGGAAGGTGGCCATGGGCCTGGCCAGGATGCCGAGGGGTGAGGACCTGCAGCTTTCGGTGTCGGTGGGGGAGGTGAGCCAGGCCGACAATGCAGGGCTGGCGCAGGCGGCGGCGACGATCGTCGGGGCGCTGGCGCAGATGAAGGTGCAGGGATGGATCGACGATGCGACGGCGGTGGAGATGGCGTTTCGTTTCGCCGGCCGGCCGCTGAGCGAGGGTGAGATCGAGCGTATCCTTTATTCTGGCGAACAATAGTTCTTTGATCTGGCGTTTGATCAGGTGGAAGTATGCACAGTAGCCGGTGGAAGTATGTCGGGCCGGCGGGGAGGTTTGTATGGCTGAGGTTGAACGGTTGGAGGGGGAGGAGGTGGCCGGCGCGCCGGACCCGGGTTCGGATCTGGCGCGAGGGGATCTCGCGCGCGTGCACTCGGGCCGGCTGTTGCTCCAGCTGGAGCCGGTGGGCGGGGGCGTCAATCGGTCGGGCCGGCGGGAGTATGATTGCATCTTTTTGCAACCGGGCCGGGTGATGATGGCTAATGGGGAGGAGAGTACCTGGTTGATCCCGGCGGACGTGGCCCAGGCGGCGGCGCCGCTCTTTGGTGAGGTGTCGTGTTACCTGGATCACCCGGACCAGGTGGGGTTTTGGGGCTCGCGGGGGGAGCCGAAGGTGCGCAACCTGGCCGGTGTGACGTTCGATGCCCAGTGGTCGGAGAAGGACCGGGCGGTCGTCGGGGGTATCCGGCTGTATGACAAGGAGCCCGGGTCCCCCGGGGCGTTCGTTGGCCACCTGGTGGATCAGATACTGGCTGACAAGGAAGCGGGGTTGGAGGTTCCCTCGCTTGGCTTGTCGGCTGTTTTTTATCACGATTCGACGTTCGACGAGGAGGCCGGCCTGCGGGTCACGACGGCCTTTCGGAAGATCGAGTCGGTTGATTTTGTCTATGCTGCCGGCGCGCGGGGGTACGTCCGCAAGGCGTTGGCTGCAATGGAGGGGACCGGGGAGTGGCCTCGGTCCCAGTTTTACCTGGGGGCGTATCCCCAAGGAAGGAGCAATGAGATGTCAGAGGAAGTGAGGGCTTCTGTAGGGGGCGAGGGGAGTGCGCCTCCGGAGGAGGAAGCGCCGCGTGCGGAGCATTCGACGCAGAGATTTCAACAGCCGGCGCCGGCGGTCGCGCCTGTGCTGCAGCAGGCTCAACCTGTGCCAGAGCAGCCGATGGGTCTCGATGCGGCGCTGGAGACCATCCGCGGGGTGGCAGAGCGGATCGACCGTTTGGAGGGGCTGGGTGCGTCGGTGGAGCGTCTTGCTGAGCAGGTGGAGGTGTTGTCGCGGCCGGCAGCGGTGGCTGCGCCTGTGGCTGATCCAGAGCCTGTGCCTGTGCCTGTGCCGGCGGCGTCGGCGCCACTGGCCGGCGACCAGGTCGTTGAGCGGCTGGAGGGGCTGAGCGCGTCGGTGGAGCGGCTTGCTGGGCTGATGGCCGAGCGGGAGCAGACGGTGGTTGGGATGGGTGATGCGCCTCGGGCTGATGATGCTGGCCGGATCACGCTGGGCCCGACGGGGCTGGAGCAGATGGAGGCGGCGATTGACTGGGCCTTTGGAGTGCCAGGCGCGCCGCTGCCGCCACCTGACTTGCGACGGATGGATCGGGTTTACTATCTCTTGTCGGGGGACGGCAATTGGACCGGGGTTTTTGATGAGCGGTCGGCGTTGGCGACGGCGAATCCTACCACGCTGCCGGGGTTGGCAGTCAATGCCATGAACAAGGTGATTGTTCCCTTGTATGACAGGATGCGCCGGTACCGCTGGTATGAAGAGGTTGTCGTTGTGCAACCGACGGACGGGACATTGCACGATATGGCCTGGTTGCAATTCGGCGGGATCGGCGACCTGCCTGTCGTTGAGGACGGCGCGGCCTACACCGAGCTGACGGTGGCGGACAGCAAGGAAAGCGATGCCTTTGCCAAGCGTGGTGGGTACGTGGGGATCACGGAAAAGATGCTGAGGAATAGCGATATCGCCCGGTTGCAGGCGGTTCCGAAGGCGCTGGTGGTCTCTGCAATCCAGACGCGGTCGGGCAAGATCGCGGAGATTTTCAGCTCTAATGCCGGGGTCGGGCCGACTTTGGATCAGGACAGCAAGGCGCTGTTCCATGCTGACCATGGCAACCTGGGTACCACGGCGTATTCGTGGTCGGCCTGGAAGGCAGCCAGGATCGAATGCGCGAAGCAGACGGAGTTGGGGAGTTCGAAGCGGCAGGCGTTGTTTCCTCGGTATTGCTTGGTGCCTATCGATTTGTTCGACGAGGCGCTGAGCGATTTCGGGTATGGTGCAGGTCCGCAAGGTAGGCCAGGGACGAGTGATTATCACGTCAACCCGTATGCCGTCGACCGGCCGGACGACCCTCGGCCGATTCCTCTTTGTGTTCCTGATTGGACAGACACAAACGACTGGGCCTATCTGGCGGATCCTGTTGTGGCGCCGGTGATTCAGATGGCGTACGCGGACAATCCAGGCGGGGGGATCCATCCTCCTCCACAGCTGTTTGTGGTGACCAGCAAGCTGGCTGGACTGATGTTCACGAATGATGTGCTGCCGATTAAGGTCAGGGATTACTGGGCCTATGGGGTGGCGACGTATCGGGGCATTGGGAAGCGGAATGTGAGTTAGTGAGTTAGTCGATTAGTCGGGTAGTCGGTTAGTCGATTAGTCGATTGGTCGGTTGGTCTCAGTTACAAGGAGGTTATGACCATGCTAAGAAAGTTTGTCCACACTGTGCACGTTCCTGGAACGGGCACGGATATGAACATTCGCTGGAATGTTCCCTCAGACTGCACGTTGGTGCATGTTTCAGCTTGTACCTCGGGCAATGACAATGCAACAATGGAGATCGGTGATGAGAGCGATGCCGATGCTCACCTGACGTCGTCGGCGATCGGGAGTGGGGCGAACACGGTGGCGGAGTTTGACAAGGATGATTTTGTTGATACCGAGTTCCCTCGCTTGCAGGATGGGGATACGTTGGTCATTACGGTCGATACGGATGGAGGTGTTTCCGGGACCGGGGATGATTTGACGCTGGTGTTGACGTTTGTGGAGGGGTGATCCGTGATGCGTGATGCGTGATGCGTGATACGTGAGGCGTGATGCGTGATGCGTGATGCGTGATGCGTGGTCCCCGTGTAGGTGTGGGGGCAGGTCTTGTGCCTGCCCCGTTGAGGAGGTCTGAGGTGAAGGTTTCGGATATAGCGGGAGATGTTGAGCGGATGGCGGAGTATGCGGTGGCTCAGCGGGTGCAGGTGCCGGTGGAGGAGTTGGGGCGGGCGTTGGAGGCGTTGGGGTTGGTGGGGGTGCCGGTGTACAGTGCGCGGAAGTTGGAGGATGGTGGTGTTGAGGTGGTGACCCGGTTTGGGAAGAAGGTCTGGAAGCCGGCGGCGAAGAAACGGGTTACGAAGAAGCCGGCGGCGAAGCGGAGTTCGCGATCCAGGTCTCGGTCCGGGTCGACGGGTGGCAAGAAGGCGAAAGCCGGGAAAGCTGGAGAGGAGGCTAAAGATGAAGTTCAAGCTGAGCAGGAGTGATGGGTGGTTTCTTGTTGGGTTGATCGGGTTGTTGGTTGTTGTTGTGTTGGTGGTGGGGGGTGTGCAGCGGTGGGAGTCGTCCATCGATGAGGGGAATGAGGTTGTTTCGCTGGGGGTGTCGCATTTCAGCGGGATACACGTTTCGGTGCCGACGGACGTGGCCACGGCGACGCCGGGGCTGATGGTGGACTGCGCCGGGGTGGGCAACTGTTTCGAGATTCGGGACGGGGGTACGCCGGTGGCGCAGTGGGGCGACGGTGGGGCGTTTACCGGGTCTGGTGCGCGGACGTTTTCCGGTCTGGTGAATGCTGACGGTGGGATCGCGGTCGACACATCGGCTTTCACCGTGGCAGATGCGACGGGGAACACGGTGGTGTCGGGGACGCTGACGGTGTCGGGGACGTCGACGCTGGCCGGCCTGGCCAATGCTGACGGTGGGATCGCGGTCGATACGTCAGCTTTCACCGTGGCCGACGCCACGGGGAACACGGTAGTCAGTGGGACGCTGACGGTGTCGGGGACGTCGACGCTGGCCGGCCTGGCCAATGCTGACGGTGGGATCGCGGTCGATACGTCAGCTTTCACCGTGGCCGACGCCACGGGGAACACGGTGGTCAGTGGGACGTTGGCGGTGTCGGGGACGTCGACGCTGGCCGGCCTGGCCAATGCCAACGGTGGGATCGCGGTCGATACGTCAGCTTTCACCGTGGCCGACGCCACGGGGAACACGGTGGTCAGTGGGACGTTGGCGGTCAGTGGTACTCTGACAGCTGCGACGGCTGTTACTGTGACGTCAGGTGGTTTGGTGGTGAGTGCGGGTGGTGTGGATGTTGCTGCCGGCGGGCTGGCGGTGAGTGCCGGTTTTTTGGATCTGAGTTCGGTGAGTATTACGGATTCGCAGGATCTGACGCCGACGGGGACGGTGTATGTGGTCAACTCGACGGGGGCGACGACTATAACGCCCACGGCTTGTTCGGATATCGGCCGTATGCTGTTTATGTATGGTGACGATGCTAACAATGTGACTGTGGCGTCGACGAATCTCCTCACGACGGACGGGAACGCTGTGGTGATCGATCAGTACGATCTCGCCGGGTTCATGTGTGTCGGTACGAAGTGGGCGCTGATGTTTGAGGCGAATTTGCAGTGAGGCGTGAGGCGTGATGCGTGATGCGTGATGCGTGATGCGTGATCCGTCTGCGGCGGCGCGACGGCCTCGAGGGTCGCGTCGCCGTCCGGGGGCGCCCTGGGGGCCAGCTCCCCGCTTCGAGGGAGGACCGTGGTGGGGTGGAGGGGCGAACCTCAAGGCGGTGCACGAGTTTGTGTCTCGTTTCCAGGTTGCTAGGGGGGTGTGTTTGTTGCTGGGCGTCGACGGGGCCAACGGGTGTGTGCTTGAAGTTAGGGGGCTTTGTTATGGGCGGCGCCGGGTCCTTCGACTGCGGGGGGGCTGCGTAGCACCCTTCTGAGCGTGGGAGGGTCTCGTTCCGGTCGTGAGTGTCTTCTTCAATCTCGAGAGTGAGCAATGAACGTGAGATCTGGTGCCTTGCTTTGGCGCGATCGGGTTGTTTTCTTTAAAAATAAAATGAAGGTTTGGGGAGAGGAGAGGAGGTTGTATGCGGGTGTTGGCGATGTGTTGTCAAGAATTTAGGTGGGGGATGCGGAAGGTGGCGGGGGTGGAGCCGGTGTTGGCGCCGCCCATCCGCCTGGAGACGTTTAGGCCCGTCCTCTTGGAGGGGTATGGGCTGCTGATGTTCAAGTTGCATGGGTTGGTCGACCAGCCGTTCTGGTATGGGAGCGGGTGGGTGACGGCGATGGGGGCGGAGCAGGTGCGCCAGGCGGATCTAAAAGGTGTGATGGTGTTTGCGATGTGTTGTTATACGCCGGAGAGTCCGATGTTGGAGGCTCTGCTGGATGCGGGTGCGTCGGTGGTGGCGGGGCGGGGAGAGAACCTGGTTAGGCGGAGGGGGATTCACGGGGTGGATCTGCTAGCCAGGGCTTTTAGGCAGGTGTACACCTCGACGAGGCGGCCGTGGTTGTCGCTTCACCTGGCCAAGATGAGGGTACGGGTGGCGGGGTTGGACCGGACGGGGCGGGATGCATTGGAGTTCAGACTTTACGAGAGGCGAGGGGGTCATGAAAAAGATTGATCGGGTTCAATTCAGTACGGGGGCGGCGGTGGGGAGCGCGGGGGCGGCGACGTCGACGGGGTGCTGTCCGCATGTGGCGGGGCGGGTGCTTGCGGTTCACGTGGCGTACGTGGGATCGCCGCCGGCCGGGACAACAGATGTGACGCTGGAGGATGAGGCCGATCCGGCGGTCGAAAAGATCGTTAATCTGGAGAATGCGGCGACGGATGTCAAGATCTATCCTCGTCGGGTGTTGGAGACGAATGACGGCACGGACTTGACTTATGATGGGACGAGGAAGGTGTACGGTTGCTATGTGGTCCACGGCCGGCTGAAGGCAACGATTGCCGGCGCGAATAGTGGAGACTCGGCGACGGTGACGGTATGGTTGGGGGTGTGAGGTGCCGACCTATGGGCGGGTGGCCAGCACGGGGGAGGGCGGCATTGTTATTGTGGTGGATGGGGAGCGGATCGAGATCGATGATCCGAGCTCGTATGACACGGCGGCGGCGTTGAAGACGGAGGCGGAGCGGCAGGCCGGTAAGTCGCTGGACGATCTCTATTTCCACGTCAACAGGGATGGGTCGGTGTCGGTGGCTACGGGGTCGGCGCCGGCGACCTGGCCGGAGGATGAGGAATAGTGGGTGAGGTTTTCAATGTGACCCACAATGGGGGAAGCCTGGCTGAGTACGATGCGACGGTGACCGACGGGGGGGATCTGTCGGCGGACGCGGCGGCGGCGATGGCCGGCAGTGGCTATGGCCTCCGGGCGGTCATTGATGATACGAGTGCGTTGTATGGCCGGGTGGATTTTTCTTTGTCGTCGTCAGAGTTCCGGTATCGGTTCTACTTTGACCCCAACGGCGTTTCGATGGGGAATGGGGATGAGTTCAGGCTGGTAGATTTCTGTGACAGTGGAAGTATCCGGCAGTTTGTGGATGTGGAGTATTCGGGTGGTGCGTACAACATTCGGGCGCAGATTGTGGACGATGGTGGGGGGTGGGATACGACGGGCAATCAGGCGATCACGGATGCGCCGCATTATATTGAGGTGTTGGTGGAGTATGCCTCGTCCAGTGTGGCGAGTGACGGGCGGGTGACCTTGTGGATCGATGGTGTCCAGGAGGCGCAGGTTACGGGGTTGGATATATACGATGTGTCGAAGCCCGACCAGGCAAGGATGGGGGCGGCGCAGGGGTTGGAGGCGACGACGTCGGGGACGATTTATTTGGATGAGTTTGTGTTGCGGGATGACGACACGGCGATCGGGCCGGCGTCGTACGGGGGCAGTGTCCCGCCGGTGGCGGCGCATCAGTACCGGTTGAGGAGGGTGGCCTGATGCAGTGGTTGAAGCAGAGCACGGCGGTGACGGTCAAGCTGGGGCCGTTCCTGGACGAGAGCGACGGGAAGACGGCGGAGACGGGGCTGACGATCTCGCAGGCGGACGTCAGGCTCTCGAAGAATGGGGGGAATTTCGCGCAGAAGAGCAGCGCCAGCGCGTGTACGCACGATGAGAGCGGGTGGTACGATTGTGCGCTGGATGCGACGGATACGGGGACGCTGGGCCGGCTGGTGGTGGCGGTGCACGAGTCGGGGGCATTGCCGGTGTGGCGTGAGTTTGTGGTGGTGCCGGCAAATGTGTGGGATTCGTTCTTTGGGTCGGATTTGCTCCAGGTGGATGTACATAGCATCGACGATGACGAAGCGGCGGCGAATAATCTGGAGTCTGACTATGATGGGACGGGATACGCCAAGGCTAATTCGACTGTTGGGACGGTGACGGATTTGACGAATGCGAATCCGAGTGCTGCGGATATCGCCGATGCGGTGTGGGACGAGGCGTCGACGGGTCACGTGGACGCCGGATCTGCGGGGGCGCAGCTGTGGACCGACCTGGATGCGATCAAAGCCAAGACGGACAACCTGCCGGCGGACCCGGCGGACGATAGCGACATCGATGCGCAGCTGGCCACGATAGACGCGGTGGTTGACGCGATCAAGGCGGTGACGGACAACCTGCCGGACGGGGGCGCCTTGAGTGACCTGGCCACGGTCCTGGCCGACACAAACGAGCTCCAGACCGATTGGACAGATGGTGGCCGGCTGGACCTCCTTCTCGACGCGATTAAGGCGGTGACGGACAACCTGCCGGACGGGGGCGCGTTGAGTGACCTGGCCACGGTTCTGGCCGACACAAGCGAGCTCCAGACCGATTGGACAGATGGTGGCCGGTTGGACCTCCTCCTCGATGCGATTAAGGCCAAGACGGACAACCTGCCGGCGGACCCGGCGGACGACAGCGACATCGATGCGCAGCTGGCCACGATAGACGCGGTGGTTGACGCGATCAAGGCGGTGACCGACAGTTTGAACGATCCGAGTGCGGGGGAGGTTGCGGACGCGGTGTGGGATGAGGTGACAGCGGGTCACCAGGCTGCGGGGACGGCGGGGAAGGCACTGACGGACGGGATCACGGCGGGGAGTGGGGCGATTACGTTCACGTATACGCTCACCTCGTCGGTGGATGGGTCGGGGATTTCGGATGCGGATGTGTGGGTGACGAGCGACCTGGCCGGCAATAATGTGCTGGCCAGTGGGACGACGGATGCCAGTGGCCAGGTGACGTTTTATCTGGATGCGGGGACGGTGTATGTGTGGCGGCAGAAGAGTGGGTGGAATTTTACTAATCCGGACGCGGAGACGGTGGCTTAATTTTTCTTAGAGGTGCTTTCAGGGCGTTTTTTTGGGGGAGACGGTGAGGATTGTTGTTTTGGTGGCTGTGGTGGCGGGTGCGGTGGCGGGGGTGGAGGTGGTTGTTGGTGTTGCGTCGCAGTATGCGCCGGGGGTGATGCGCCGGGTTGAGGAGACGCG